AGCCTTTAATAGCATAGCATATTCGTTTTAACAAATATACCTATTTATTTTTTTCTAAAAATGCAAGTCCATAAAACCAAATTACAACCATAACCACTCGAGCCAACCAATGCCAGGTAAGTGGATTAAAATCTAGCGTTACAAACACGATTAATAGGTAAGTGATAAACATCAAAATAAGCGAGGCAATTGTTTCTTTTGTCATATTGAGAAAGTGAATTTTGAGCCTAATAATAGTTCGGTAAATCCCCAAACAAGCGCGTCCACGCGGTCAGGCGATTTGCCTTTGTCAGGGTCAAAAGTAATCATTTGATTTTCTAAGATTGGAAATTGGCCAATGTGATAAATTTTATTTTGCTCATAAAGAGAGTAAATAGGCTCAGCTCGAACGTACTTGCCCTTGGTTGCATTTACAAGTTTTATTCTTGCGGTCGTATTTTGCGACCTCAAAACGCTCTCAACCATATCTCCTCCCATGTTTTTCTCTGCTACGATGCAATCGGCGTTCCAGCGTTCAAATGCTTTAACGGCAACGGATGCCCATTGGCTAGGCGAATACTTTCCGCTTAAATCCTCCAAGACATAACCGTTCCCAATTGAATCTTTAGCGCAAACAATTATCCCCGTTTCGTCAGAGTCTAAGTTAGCCGATGCCGCTGGGTCAACCGATACAACGATGCGCTCTAATTGTGGCGGATTAGCCATTCTAAGGCGTTCTATTATTTGCCTATTCCATAGCATTCCCTCAGCGTCTTCGAGCCACTCGCCAAGAAATAAATGGTTGTATCGATGTAGGTTTTCGGTCTGTGTCCTTTTAGCCTGGTCGATAAATGACTGGCTTAAATTTCGCTGGTTGTCTAAGTATGTCGTATGAATGTAGCTCGTGTCGTTTCTTTGATTCTTTACGAATCGAGAATAAATCCAATGAGATTTAAAGCTAGGGTTCATTACTAAAATAACGCGATTTGGCTTGTTTACGGCACGAATAGAAAGGTCTATGCGGTCGAAAACATCCTCATCCATCAACTCCTCCGATTCGTCGAGAATAAAGGTTGTAACTCCAGCAATTGATTTAAGATTTGCCGTTGCCGTGCCTTGGCTGGTCTTAATCCCACGAAACAAAATCTTTGAGCCAGTTGCCTTGTTTATAATCTCGCTTTGTGTAATCTCAAAGTCCTCCGCTTTATTCATCAACTCGATTTTGTCGATAAATTCAGGGATAATCGAAATAAAAGCCGATGTCAAAGTCCAACGAGTAAAGAGGATAACGTGTCCCTCTTCATAGGTTAGATTTAAAAGGAACATCGAGAGAGTCCAAGACTTTCCCGAACCACGACCGCCAGTTATTAGATAATACCTAGTTTTAGGTTGGTCTAAAAAAAGAGGCTGATATTTATCAATTAATTGGATTTTATCCATTCGATTGGCGGTGTTACTTTTTCGCCTTGAGTTGTAACATCAATTGATTGCTTAGGCATACCAAAGCGGTAATTTAACCAAGTCTTGATTGCTTGAATGTCGCCGTCTTTGCATCTGCTCCAAAGCGCTTTCCATGCCTCTTCAGGAACTGCGATTGCGTCCATCTGCTCGATAATTTTAATCTCATCTGCCTTTGGCCTTCTGCCACCTCCTGGCCTTGCTCCTCCGTGTCCGTTGCTCATCTTGCAAAAATTTGTTTATCCAAGTCAAAGTTATAAAAAAAAACCTTGACCACTTAGCCAAGGCTTTTCCAGTTAACACTAACCCAAAACTATTTATTTAAGTGTAATGACCTCGCCAGTCTTATTGCCAGCAAAGTCGCAAAGTACTCCATTCCATTCAAAGCGTACCTCTTTCTCTCTTAGTTGATAAGATGCCGCCAGCGTTCTAATTTGCCTTTGTACAAGCTCAATTGTCTCAAACTTACCTTTCCCTTTATTTGACCAAGGCGACCATTGTCCGTCTCTTAGTCGGTAACGAATCTCAAGCGAGTAGTCGGTTTTAGTTGGTTGTATTCTCGGCATCTTTTCGTCTAATTATAACCTCCAACCCAATCTCCTCGCAAATCTGCCTTAATCTGTTTAGGCTTATGCTTTCCCAACCATTTTCAACCTGGTTAATTGGAGCTAAGGATAGTCCGATTTTCTCGGACAACTGCTCTTGCGTATAACCAGCGGCTTTGCGTGCCTTTCGTATGAGTAACCCTTCGTAAATGCTCATTTGTTTAATCTTTAGGCAAATATAAGATTAGGATTATAATACAAGTTAAAAACTAGATTTTTGTTTAAAACGGCAATAAATTATAAATACCCATCTGTATAAACTCCTCGCCTTTCTTAACAATGCATTTGCGGACGTTTAACTCGTAAACATTGGAATCGTTAAAGCCGTATTTTTTCTGAGCCAAATCCAATAATAACTTTACGGGATTGTCAAGGTCAGACGCTTTGTTGCTAAATCCAAAGAAAAACTCAACCCTTAGCATTTGCGCTGGGTCAACCTTAGACGCTGGCATACGCAAAAGCATTGCCTTCTCGTAATCTTTGTAAGCTGGCGTTTTAAACCGCTTACCTTGCCAGGCTAAATTGACGCTCAAAGGCTTTTCGTTTATCTTAAATTCAATCATTTACATTTGCTATAAACCCAAGACCAAGCCAAAGTCCACAAAGCCAAAGCCACCACAAATAGCAGCAAGCTAGAAACCTTTAGTAACGCCAGTAGGGTAATCCCTACCAACGCCGCAAAGATTGCGTATAAATCATTTTTTTTCATTAGAAAGGCAAAGTATCGGTTTCATCAATTCGTTTCTCTAATGGCTTGTTTGCCACTTGTACTGGCTTCCAGTCGTCTACCTCCAAGTAATGTGTCGGCTTGCCTTCTACTTTCTCTTGCTTTTCCTTTAATACCAGGTTTACCCATTCTGAATCGTTTGCGTTTAGGTATGCCAATAGCTTTTCTAAGTCGCTACGGCTTTGGCTAATCTTTGTCATTTCGCCAAACTTGGTTTGGATAATCTTTGCGTTTCCGCCGTAAATCTTGCTCATAATCGTTTTTTTTAGTTGTTTAATTTATTTATCCATTGGTTGTAAATTTCTGTTGCAATTTGTGCGGTCATTATTGGAGGAACTGACATACCAACTATGTAAGCATATTTATTTCCGTTAAAATCATAATCTTGAGGGAAAGTACCTATGCAACAAACCTCATATTTATTTGGCTTTCTTGGCTCATCAAATAAAACACAAGCATCCTCATTTGATGTAAAAGTTAAAGGTACATTTTCTAATTTTAAATATTTATTATTCCAAAATTTCATAACTCCTTCTCTTTGAGCGGCGTTACTCATATCCATATCTTCAGGTAATCTTAAATTCCACAACCTTAAAGCTTCTTGACCTGTTAACATCCTGTCATTTTCTGAATTTTTTATGTAAAAATCTTTAAAACGGATAGATTTTTCATTGAAATATAATTTAAGATTAGGCAATTGAGTAAAGAAATCAACCTGTTGCAAAAATGGTTTTGCTAAATCTTTTCTGAGACAAATAAAAAAAACTCTTTCTCTTCTTTGAGGGACTCCCATTTTTGATGCATCTAAAAGCCAATGCTGACAATAATAACCAGCCTCATCAAATGCTTTATAAATCTTTTTAACATATTCGATTGCATTACCTATTAACAATCCTTTTACATTTTCAGCAACAACAACTTTTGGTTGTAGTTTTTTTGCCAAATCTATAAAGTCAAAAAACAATGTATCTAGTACCTGGTCGGCTTGGCCTTCTCTAAATTTCTTCTCTTTTCCCCAATCGTCTTCACGATTTCCAGCCATTGAAAAAGAACTGCAAGGAGGAGACCCATCTAATATATCTAAATCATAAAGTTCTTTTGGTAAATCATCTCTTAGTTTAAAAGTTTGAATTGGCTCTAAAAAAGCAAATTTTGGATTGTGATTGGTTTTATATACCTCAATCATTTTTGGGTCTATTTCATTGCAACCTAAAACATCAAATCCAGCTAATTTATAACCCATTGTAGAACCTCCACCACAAGCAAAACAAGAAAAAACTTTGCCTTTATCTTTAGTAAAAACTGAATCTTTTAAATTCCATTTATATGGGAATCTGTGATGATTATTATTTTTCATTAGAAATGATATTCAATTTTAGTTAATAGTTATTTTAATGGTGTTAAACTTTGTTTCAGATTTCATTGAATCGCTATGCTCAATCAAAATGTTTGAGTCAAAAGCTATCTTTTTGCGCTGGCAAAACATTTCTATTTGTCTAACCAATTGCGGCCCTTTCTTTTCTTTTCTGTTTGATAAAAAATAGGTAGTTGGCATTTTTAAAATGGGGATTTAGTTTCTGTTTCAAACTCAAAATTATTTGTTCCCAAATTGGGAAACTTTTCTACTCCTGGGAATTGATGGCTTTTAACATTTGCGTTTGCAAAGTAATCGAATCCGTCTTTACCAATGTACCGGTTGCGTTTTCTGTTAAAATCAATTGTAATCTCGAAAGGTATTCCAACCAGCTTTTGTTTCTTAATCTTATCCGTCTTAATTATTACCGTTGTATCGTTAGGGTCGGTTGCTCTATTCGGTCTCCAAACGCTTATTGTATTGTCGGTCGAATCTGCAAAGGTACCCCCCCCCTTTATTTGGTAGAGACTTGGAGGAGGATAATTGCCGTCCTTCTCTTTTCGTGGTGTTGTTTGGTGCATGACCAAGTGATAGCTTACATTATTCTTTCGGGTAAAATTAATTCTATCCATCATAAAGCGAGAGGCATACAAATGCTCTTGCTCTCCTGGACTCATCTCGTGGCGGATTTTTATGTACGGGTCAACAATTACCGCGTTAACTCCTCTCTCCCAAACTAGAAACTCAAAGACGCTTTCAATCTGTTCTATCCTAAAGTCAGGTACTCCGTTTTTTTCAGGATAAACAAAAAAGAAATTATCCTTTACCAAATCAAAGGCATTTAAATACTCCTCTTCGCTAAGGTCAAAATTCTTGTAAGCTCGGTCAGTACTCTTGCCAGTTATCGTGTGTATAATGTCATCAAAAAACTCGTCAGGAGGATAATTTTCAGGCGAGAAAAAAGCAAACTTCCAACCTTCGTTTATTGCCTTTAGGACGCAAAGAAAAATAAGGAATTGACTTTTACCTTCGTTGTTGTAACCCGTCCACAAGTTAAACTCTCCAGCCTTCCAAGACCACATCTTATTTTGCAATCCTCCGCTAGTTACCTGGTCTATATCTCTTACATAGGTTTTGCTTCCAGCCTCTTTGCCTTTACGGAAATTGTTTAGCATTGACTCGCGTTGGCCAGCAAATGTCTTAATTGATGCCTCGCAAAAATCTAGGTCGAACTCTTTGTTATGTTTTTTCATTCAAAAAAGTATTTGTCAATTTCAGTTTTAAGTTCGTTGTATTTGCCTTGCTTCTTGGCTAGGTCTGTAAACCATTGCTTCTCAAATATCCTATTTTGCCTTGCCTCTTCTTGCAATGCTAATTTAGTACCTTTTACCTCGTAATCTTGTAAATTTATAATATTGACGTACTTTTTTTGTAGAGCGTACAACCTTTTTAGGTTTACTTCCATTAAGGCCCAATTCTTAGTTTGCTGAGCTTGTACAATCAATCCCCAAACATTTCTATTTAGGTCGTTTAATTCTTTTATCTCTTTCATCTTACCACCAGTTGTCTTCTATTGTTGATTTAGCGTATTTAGGAGGCTCAATTTCTTTTGTGCCTTGATTGCTGGTTAAACTATTTTTCAAGTAAAGATTAAATGAGTTCTGAGCTTTGCTTATTGTCATTGCTTCTCCTTCCTTCAATATTTTCCATTTAGTGAAATAGTCTTTTACCTGGCTTTCACTTATTCCGTGTATTTCTTGCATTCTTAAAAAGTAAGGTCTTTGCATTGGCTTCTCCTTTGCCATCTCTTGAGTAATCTCATCCAAAGAGATAAACATTTCTTTACTTATTTCCTTCTCTAATTCTTTTACTTCTTTAGTTGGTTTCACTTGCGTTTCACTTGCGTTTCGTGTGCGTTTCACTTTCGTTTCACTATCGTTTCGCTCACCTTGGTAAGTGTCATATTTACAGATAGTTATCCGTGTCGTAACCGTTTCGCTTTTTAACACAATCATTGAATCTTTCTCCAGCATTTTTAAAAACCTCAAAACTTTAGATTTGTTAATTTTCCATCTATTTGCCCAGGTTTCATAAGAATAAACAACCTCTCCTCGGTTGATTTCTATAAGCTGGTTTTTAATTAAAACCTTCTTTGGTTCAATGTTGGCTTGCATCAAAATGTCCAACCACCATTTTAAATATTCGGGTTTATCCCAAATCCAATGGTTTGATAATTGCCTGTGTACCTTAATCCATCCGCTCATAAGTAAAATAAAAAAGGCCCTATCGTGTCGGAGTCGATGGGCCTTGGGTGAATTTCACCTATGAAAGATTCAAGGCTCCGACCTCTTAAATCTCTCATTTAATATACAAATATAAACCTTTTCGATTTAACCAACCAGCGAGCGCTTCTTTAGTTGAAAATAAATACAACCGTAAGAAAGTCCCATTTCTTGAGCTATAACCTTAATTTGCTTTCTGTCTTGCCAGGCCTCAAATATTAGCTCCTTTTGATAATCAGTTAGATTTCGTCCCCTCATTATTATCTAAAATTAGTTCTATGGCATTTAAGCAATCGTGAAACAAAGAGCCGCCTTTGTCAATCGAATGATGCAGCTTTTCAAACAAGGTTACGAACTCGTGAAATTGCTTAATTGTAGCCTCTCCTCCGTCGTAATTCTCTAAGAATCTAAACGCCTCGGTTGACTTTCTTTTAAGCGCGTTAATCATGTTTTTGTGCTTAGTTTTTAGGTCGCCGTCGAATGCTTTTAACATCGTTACGTCTTCGTAATAATCCAACATGATTTCTTGCAACGCGAGGTAAACCAAATACTTTTGGGTCGCCCTGTGATTTAGTTCTAATATTATTTCCTCTCTTGTCATTTCTTTAGAATATAGCGTGCAACTCTTTTTCCATTTTCTAAAGTAACCATGTCGGTTACCACGTTTAAACCTTTGTCTCTTAGGTTTGCAATCCTAGCAGCAAGCCTAAAGCATCCAAAGTGGGTTAAAGCTTCGAGCTGAGTAAGGGAATGGCCATTTAATAGCCATCCCTTGATTAATGCGTTTTGTGAGTCGGTCGATTCCATCAATTTAAATAGTTTAATAGTTCAACACTTGCTTTGGTATACTCGTCCTTAAATTCTTGCTCGCTAATTGGAATTAATTCCTGTTTAATAGTTTCGTCGTACCAGCGGCCAGCAGAATAGCTAATTGGATGGATTGAAATCTCAGGATAAATAAGTAATGTATTTTCTAGCCTAGACTTTACAAACAAGTAATTTTTGTCGTCCAAAATCATTTGGTAGTGATGAGCAATTTTAAAGTACTTTGGTATTTCAAAATCGGTTTCTACAAAATGCGTGGTTTTAATTTTAATCGTTTCCATAGGTGTGTTTGGTTTTGGGGTTTAGGATAATTTTAAGCCAAGCATATAAAACAAGGCAAAGATTGGCGCGAAAGCCAGGATTGTGTAAATGATTTTTCCGATTACTTTAAATAGCGTTTTCATAAGTACAATGAGTAAAAGTCCATTAATCGTTTTGCTCTTGGCCATTCAATAGAGCCAATGACTGCCTCAGCAGAATAAAAGCAATACCAATATTTTGCGCCTTGCTTTGTAAATGGGCCGTAATGTGTGTGATTTTCCATAGTTGTTTGGTTTAAATGTTTAGCAATATTAAAACTAATCTTAGAAATAAAAAAGAATTTATACTTTTTTCTGAATCATGTTTTTAGCCTCTGCCACATCCAGCAACTTTTTAACCTTGCGAAATTCTAGGTTTTGGTCTTCTGCTATTTCTCGGCAGCAATAGCCGTAAGTTGCCAAAGTTAAAATCCTACTAATTTGATGGTCGGTTAAAATCTGAAATATGTTTTCGTCCATCAATTTGCGAGGGTAAATCTCGTGAAGCTTCATTTTAGTGTAAAGTAGGTAACCAACTTTTTGGTCATCTAATCCGAGCGTTTTGGCTATCTTTTTTCGGGTTAATCCCTCAAGGTAAAGGGATTTAATTTGCTGGGTTATTTCATCAAATTCCATAATCTTTCGAATGTTTCGTTAAAAGGTAATTTCTCTTCGTTAAATGTGGAGGCGACACCTTTTGGCGCCAAGTCTCCAGGGCGTTGTATAAACTTGCCTAAGTATGTGTAATGGCTCATTTGATTTGTAGGTTAAAGTTTTCGATTATTCTAGCGCCAGTAATATTTTCGCCGCGTTTAATGGCTTCTTTGATTGCGACCTTATCAGCGGTAACCACGTTCTTAACATTTATAAACTGGCTAGGTAAAGCCTCCACGATGTCAACCTCTACGGCTTCGCTACGGCGTAAAGAGAGCTTGAATAAAGGACTTTCTATCTTGTCGATTGTACTTACTAGCATCGCCTCTCTTAGTGCGTCCTTGAGCCTTGTAATGGCTCGCTCCTTACTGTCCTTCATTGCCTTGAGTCTTTTAATCTCTTGGTCGATTGCGTCTGAATCGCTTTGAATGTTTGCGATGACCTTGGCATAGTTGCCAGCCTTTGCCTGGAGTTGCTCTTGGTTAATTACTAGCATTTGCTCCAGCTCAGGTGTAAGCTCGTCAGTTTCAAGTAGAAAGGCTAACTCTTGAGCCTCTCTTGTTATTTCGTATAAGTTCATAATAATCCGTCTAAGGTGTCTTGTTGGTCTTGTGTTAAAATGTATTTACTCAAAGCCTCTTTGGCTTGCTTTTTTTGTGCATCCGTTCCGTTTAAATATCTAACGATGTAGGCAAATTGCTCGTCTGTCGGTTTGGTCTTGGTAACCGCTGGAGCCTGGCGTACTGGTCTTGTTGCCGCCTCTCCATCGTCATCGCTAATCGCTAGATTTAGAATGCTTGTAATTGCATATCTACGAGCGTAACTAATTGACGAGCCTTGAGCTTGTGGGTCGTTTTGTCTCACTACTTGGAGCGTGTAAGTTGCCGAAATGTACTCTCCACTCTCGGCGTGTATTAGCATTGTGGTTAGGCCGTCGCCGTTTGGAAATTGGCTAAGGATTAAACCAGCCTTTTCGAGAGGTTCGCTTACCTCTGTAATGATGTGAGGCAAGCTGGCGTAATTGGACTTGAAAAATGGGTTTTTAGCGTCTTTGCTAATTTTCCCAACCATAGCATGGAACTTGGCTAATCCTTGCGTTAGGTTTGTGATACTCTGTGATTTTTCCATAGGTGTTTAAGTGTTTAAAGGTTGCGTTCAATTTCTATCTCTAATTCCATTAAAATGCTTGCCGTTGGGATAACCTCAATTACCTCATCGGTTGAGGGATTAAAATAAAAAAGGCTGGAGGTGTGGTCTATCACAATTTCTGTTTCGCCATATCCTGGCGCGTACTCGCTCTCGTCCTCGGCGGAATTGTTAACCGTGTAGTCGCCTTGCCAAACGTACTCAAAGCCTTCGTAAATAAAATTTACTTGCTGGTCGTAGTGTGTTTCTGTCTCGTAATTCATAGGTGTTTTGGTTAATTAGTTTTTAGGCGTTAATTATATTTTTTACTCTAATTGCACAATCAATCATCGCTTTTTTTGCACTTGTATAAGTTGCAAAAGCACGGTAAGTTCTGCCATTGTGCAAAATATCAAACGTGTACTTATTAGGCTTAGAAATGCATTTATCAACATAGATTATAAAAATTTTGTCGTTGATTTTATAAACGGATTTGTAAGAAACGGTTTCGTAACTTGATGTTGGGTTGATTTTTTCGAATTCTAGCAAATGGGTCATAGTTTTGGTGTTTTGGTTGTTGTTGTTCGTATTACTGATTCAAATATCTCACAAATAAATTAGATTCCAAACTATTTGTAAAAATATTTTCATCAAAATCGAATATTTTTTTTTCGTCTCGGTTTTTATGCTTTTAACTTGCGTATGGAAGAGGACAAAATTTTAAATCCGTTTGGCTACCTGGAGGCGACCAGGGTGCTGGACGAAAACAGAAAGCCAGTAGATTGGTGGCTGCAATATTTGGAGTTTAACCAGGCAGTCGAGGAAAACGAATTTTACGTTTTGTTTGCCGATGGCTTGCTGGTTAAAAAAGGACGGTCAAAATACAAAAGTAGCCAATACACGTTTGGAGACGAGTACAAATCATTTAAGCAATATTATGACGAGAAAAAGACTTTTAAGAATGACTCCAACGATGGTTGGTATTTTATTGCTCATGGCATTATTAATGAAAATTTTAAGTAATGGAGCATAATTTCTTTGCCGTCCAAGTTTGTGTTGTACTAGACGAAATACGGGACTTGCTAATTGCCAAAAATCTAAAATACGGAAACTCAGCTCTTGAGCCTCTTGGCGTATTTAGTCAGTTGTCCGCTAGGGAGGGACTACTGGTAAGGATTGACGACAAGCTAAAGAGGATTAAAAACGGCAGCTTAGAGCGAGACGATGAGGACGTAATAAACGATTTGATTGGTTACCTGGTCTTGCTAAAGATAAACGGATAAAGTAAAATAAGTTTTACAAAAAGGCCGTTATTTGTGTAATATATTGCACATTATTAAAGTTTTTAACACTTAATGAATGAAATATGAGTCCCGACATCTGTATGTGCCTGGGGACAAATTGTCCCTACAAAGAAAGTTGTTATCGATTTACCGCTAAGCCAAGCGAGTATTGGCAAAGCTATTTTTCTGAGCCTCCAATTAAGGACGGCAAATGTGATTTTTACTGGGGAGATTTAAGCGAAGCTATTTGGGGTCAGCTTCAGGATATTGTAAAACCTAAATAGGTAACTCGGATAATTCCCGAATTAAAACAACTTTTTAGCCACTCCGATTTGGTGTACTTTCTCCATAGGTTGGAACTGATATTGAAAAATGTATTTGTTATCCAGGTAGCTAACCGATGCGCTCGGATGAAGCAACGAATTGACTCCAGCGCCTAGGTAAATTCCTTTCGGTTTTTGCACAATTGATTTCGTTTCTGTGTTAGTTATTGTATTCGTTACGACTGGTATTTTAAAATCGCTTGTTGCGGTCATTTTTAAGACCTCTCCAAGGACTTCACCGCTTACGTTGGTACTTCCATACTCAAAAGGAAAGGACGCGTTAAACTGGCTAATTTGTGGCTTATAATCGACTAGGATTGTATCCCTTAAAACTTGCGTTTTTATCTTTGTTTTTGGCACGTATATAGTGTCGGTTGATGATACGTATAAAGTGTCCGTTTTTGTCACGGTTTCAAATTTGTAAACGGTTTCAGATTCAGTCTTTGGGAAAAATATGTAGGCAACAATTACCCCAGCCAAAAACGATATCGTTGCTATTTTAATTTTTTCGTTGTCAGTCGAGAAATTCATTGCTCTATAAATAAATTATCTTGCTCTAGTATTTTTCGTAACTCCTCACGGCAAAATTTATAAGCCTGGTAAGTTTCGTCCGATAATTCTTTGTACTTCATCTCTGAGCGTAAAAGCTGGTCAAAATCCCAAATGGCATTCTTATAGTTATGGCCATTTATTGCGGCTTGGAAATCGGTATTTTCCTCGGGTAAATAATATTCTAAAATTGCTTTCATAACGGAAATTTACAACTGTCTACTAATAATTCCCAAGAGTCATTATCCTTCGTTCTAATTCGAAGACCTTCCAAGGTTAAAATGCGGCCTCCAGTAGGTTTTACAGGCGCTCCACGTTCGACGTGCCATCCGCCAAAGCCATCCTCATGCTCCTCTTTATAACAACCGACTATTGCCAAATGAATTTGTTTTTGTACTATTTCATGGTAATGCTTTCCTGGATTATATTGTACGGTATCCCTTGCATCGTTACGGCTAGAATTTTCGTGGATATGGCCCATAATAAAGATATCCATATTTTCGTAAAGCTCGAGCGCTCTAGTCAAGTTAATAGCTCCCTTGGTAACTACCCCACCCCCCCCTGAGCCGTGGAAATACTTCATCATTTTAGAAATGTAGGTATTCGTTTCTAGTTGCTTTTTAATGACTAGCCAACCCCCATAACCGCCAGTATATACGCTCGTCTTATTCGTGTAATTGAGCAAATCGACAAACCTTTGCAAAGGGTCGGTTTCTAAGTTTTTTATAATCGCAGTCTCGTGGTTTCCGTATCCAATAACGGTTAACAAGTTAGCGTAAGGAGTCCACCAATCTACGGCATCCTCAATTACCGCGTCAATATAGTTCGCCTTGTTATGCTCGGGCAATACGTCCTTTTTGCTTCGCCTTGGGTCATACTTACCTTGCATTAAACAAAAGAAATCGCCGTTTATAAAAATGGGCATTTCTTGTTCTTTGCAGTAGTCTAAATGGCGCTTTAGCTTCTCTCGGTCACATTTGGGATTGTCCCAATGGATATCCGACAACAAGGCTATTTTTGACTCTTTTTGGTCGAGGTTAATTTGGTGCAAATTCCTCGAGATTTTTTTTATTTCCATTAAATAGGAATGTAGGTTGTTTTGCCTCCCGACCGAACGGCCTTTAGCTTTTGCTTTCTGTTTCCGCTTTTAACATAGCTAACGTGTACCCAGTCAGGATTAAAATCCGTTCCGAACTCCCAAATCAACTGGTCAAAATCTAACTTGTTTTTAATGTAATCAAAAACCATTCTATTGGTAACCTCGCCGTTGCTTCCATCCATGTCGATGTCGATGGCTTGGCCTTTGCAATGCTGGGAGCTTGCGCTACCTTTTATAAAATCATTTAGAGCCTTTGAACGGTAACCGCTAGAAATAAAAATAGGCGTTTTAAAATGCTCCCTTATTGGCTCAAAAACTTTGTCCGCTAGTAACTTGAAATTCTCAAGATGCTCGGCCGTTGGCGTGTTGTCAATTCCATGACGCTTGGCCGTATCGCTCCTGGTAATCTCGGCAAGGTTTAAATTAGGACTTATTTTCATTGTCTGTTTTTTTAAATATTTTTTCGGCTGCCGTAATACCTAAAGCGGCCGCACTTAATGCAGCCACGGAATAAACTAAAGCGTCGTTAGGGTTAAAATACAAAGTCCAACACAAGGCAATTGCAGTAAGGACACCAACAAGCCTTTTGCTAGACGCTTGTCCATGCTCGGATAAAAATCCCTTTGCCCATGTAAAAAAGTTTTTCATCGTCCCTGGCCTCTGTAAGTTTTTGGTTTTTGCTGGCTCTTTGAATAAGCCTTTTTAGCTTTTCCGTTTCTACGCTTGCCAAAAGAGTTTGGTTTTAAATTTGAGTTACTCCCCTTTTTCATTTTTGCGCTTTTCAAAAATTGCCTTTTCGTTTTTGATTTTAAACACCAGCCAAACGATGGAAAGTAAAGAAATGATTATTGTAAGGAAAATATTTACGTTCATGAGGTCGATTGCCTGAAAAACATTGGCTAAAATCGCCGCAAATGTGGATGGTAATCCTATTTCGTCCTTTTGGAAAATATTCATTTCATTTAATTGCTTTTCGTTTACCAAAAATAAGTCATTTTAAAGCAAATAAAAAAGGCCTATTTCTAGGCCTCTAAATTGTCAATAATGGTTTACCATTACTTTTCCTTTAAAGCCTCGTAAAGCGGCCCTAAAACAAGCACAGTAAAGCCTTTGGCCTTGACTTTTTCCTTTACTAAATCTGCGTCCGATTTGCTTAGCTCAATGTCGCCATCGGAATAGTAAATTTTCTTTGCCAGCTCGTAAAGTCTTATCGGGTCTTCTTTCTCTTCAGCTGAAAACAAAGCGTTTCCGACCATCTTAGACAAGTACATAAACTCGCCGTTTTCATTGGTAATTTTGTTGCCTTCGATGTCAGTTAGGGCAATTGCTAGGTTTACAATCATATAAGTGTTAAGTTTAATTTGGTTGCAATATAGGAATAGGCATCGTTATTGTCGCCGTTCCAAAGCAAGTAATTTTCCCCGTCCATTGTTACGTTACCCTCAGCAAGTGTTTGTCCAATTACCAAAGGCATTGCCTCTGTTCCTTCACCACTTGCACAAAGTGAATAGTAAAAAGAGCAAGACGATTGTAAATTGTCGTTGATAATGTAGGCGTTTAATAAGTTAGCCTCATGGCTTTCGCCGTTTTTCCAAATGGTTACTGGTTCGATTGGTTTCATTTTATTTTTTCGTTTAATTCTTGAATAGCTTTAACTAAAGTTGTAAATATTGCCTCTTTGTCAAGTCCTAAATACTCACCCTGTTTAACTAAGTCAGGCATTATTTTTTGTACTTCTTGAGCAATAAATCCGTATTGCTTGCCTTGGTTTATTGTGTCGTTTTTCCAATGGAAAGAAACTGGATTGAGTTTTAAGATTTCATTCAATCCGTAATTTAGAGGCTCAACATTAATTTTCAAATTTAGGTCGGATGGGTTGGTGTTTGTAAGTGTTCCACCATTTGAATAAACCGTTCCTGTTCCAAGACTATTAAATGTAGCTGCTCCTGAAATACTAATTGAAACACTAGAAATTCCAGTTCTTGAAATTACAATAGCATTAATTCCGTCTGTTTGGGCATCATTTCCAGCTCTTATTCTAAATTGTCCTGATGTATCAAGATTTTGAATGGACCAGTTTTTAGTATCTGTCCCGTTCCCCAAATTACTTAAAAAAAATGCATCTTGAGCTAAGGAACTAATAGTTCCGTTTACTCTCAATTTTTTACTGTCATCCGTTGTCGTTCCAATCAGCACGTTATTATTTGAATTTACGACATATATTGCATCTGCTCCAATACTGTTATTATAAATACGATAATCAGTATTAGAACCAGTTACGCCAGTCCCTACAAGCCAATTATCTGTTCCATTAGTGTTATAAACTAACAAAGAACTTGCAGACGTTGTGCCTCTAGTTAACCTAAATGTTGGGGATGTTTTACTAATTGTTACATCTCCGCTAAAGGTAGCTGCTCCTGTGTTGGCTAAATAAAAAACACTATTATTACTTGTAACATCAATAGTTGTTGAATTAACCCAAAATGCCATGCCTCCAGTTCTGTCGTAACCAATTGCAGCAAATCTACTTGTACCAACATAATTACTATCAAAAACTTGAACTGGAAAAGCCGATTGTAAAAGAGTGTTTCTTACCCAACCACCGCTCATAGTTACGCCGCCAGTTGAAGTTATTACACCTCCAGCAGTTAAATTACTACTAATAGCAGCCGTTCCACTAACTTGAAACTTCGCACCATTGTCTGTGGTACTACCAAATATAAAGTTGCCACCACTTGATAAAGTAAATGGTTGATTGGCTCCTGTTCCAATATATAAACTACTTGCTATGTTATAAATGTATCCTAAAACAGAGGATTGAGCAGAATTCCAAAACGAAATTTGTGATTCACTATTTAATCCAGCAGTTCGACCAACTAAATCAAGATTATAAGAGCTGCTAAGTGCTTTAATTTGAAACGTGCCGTAACTAGCATTTGGTGTTAATCCAACCCCTACTTGCGTTCCGTTGTCAATTATCTGACTATTTCCAATCGTTGTACTTCCTGTAAACTTTGGCAATGTTCCGCTCGTCCCTGTTCCAGTTACTGGGTTAGTCAAAGCGTTTTGCTTAGAGTTAAATGTTGTCCAATCCGTACTAGATAGGAATCCACTTTGCGAACCGCTAGCTTGTTGGATTGTAATGTTTGGCGTTGTGCCTCCGCTGGATGCTAAAGGACTTGACGCAGTAACCGCGGTTACATAAGTTCCAGCCGCTTGATATTGCGGAATATTTAAGGTGCTACCTATTAAAGTAGCCGCACCACTTGTTCCAGTTGTGGTAAGCGTTAAAGCGTTTTGTTTGCCGTTAAATGTTGTCCAATCCGCCGAGCTTAAAGCGCCTCGATTTGTCGCGCTCGCCGTTGGTAAATTAAACGTATGGGTATCGCTTGCGCTAGAAATTCCAAAGTCCGTTCCGCTAGTCCCAACCGCAAAGAATTGCACTTGGCTAGTCAATCCGTTTAAAGCGGTTAAACCAGTTGTAAACGTGGTAATAACTTGGCATAAATGATTGTCCTCTGTATGTAAAGTAATTGTACGCCCTGAATGAGTAACGTAAAATCTAACCGCCAATCTATCTGTTAACGCTAGCACAGTTTCGGGAACTGCTAAGGTTGAGAAATAAGGGTTTAAGTTAGTTCCAAACGCAATCAATTCAGGAGCCGAGCTACTTGTTGCAAGTAAAGTAAATGTCGTGCCATTGTACTTGTAAAGCTCGACATAAAATGAGGGTGAACCTCCACTAGAAGACGCGCTAAAATACGTTTCAAAGTTCCAATTACCTCCAGGAATAAGCAATTTATTCGGGTCTAAAGCGTCCGTAATAAACGAGGCAATATAGCCATCCGCATTAATACTTATATCCGTTCCAGTGCCAAAAACTGGCGTTCTATTCAACTCTTTATAAGCAACTCCTCCGATTGTACCTTGCGAAACCGAACCATTCAAATAGTAGCTAACCGATGAGCCTCCGCCAGTAGTTGCTGGAAAGTCAGCCAAAGAGCCATCGCCTCGGATGTATTGCCCAACCGTACCAGCTCCACCTAAAACTTGGCTTTCTGTAATCGACAAACCAGTTGCGGCCGTGGCAATGGTTACGGGCAAATGATTCTGACCGCTTCCACTTGGGTCGACTGGATTCTGTCCCTCGGAAACAACAAAGCCAGGAGAGGCTGGAGTCGAGCCAGCTCTAACAACTTGCGCTCTGTATTTGCTAATATTTACGTCTTCCATTTATGTCGTTGGTTCTATTCCTAAATCGTAAAGCTCAATTCTCGCCGTTCCTTTTCTGCAATCAAGTTCGTAACTCATTAGCGCCCAATATCGTCCGTTAAATAAGAAACTTCTAAAAGGGTCAATTGGTCTACGCTCAATAGTTGCTAAAACTCTGTAATTGGTTCGGCCTTTCAAGTTAGCTAATTCTTGCACGATAATATCTAGCAAAGGTAACTCTTCAACTCCATCTCTTGTCCAATCAGTAGAAACTGCATTGTCAAAATCTAGCAATCGAATAGCCGAAACTGAGTTGCTCGTAATTGCGTCTCCAATGTATGTATTATAGTCAGGATGCACATTGGCATAAGGTGAGCCAGTAACCGCTTTAACTCCTAGCTTAGACAAAGATAATCCGTCCGTTTTCTCAATCTTTAGCGAGAGATTTTCATACCTTACAACGTACCTGTTAGGAGTTCCGCCGTTGCAGATTAGTTGATGCAATCTAATCTCTACCTCGCCGTCAACTGGGACTAAAACATTGTTTATTGCAATGCTATTCCAAACCGAGCCAGCAGTAACCGAGAACTCCATTACCGTACTTGTGGCAGTCCAAGCAAAGGTTGTGGCTCCACTTCTTGACAAGTATTGGTTGCCAATTTTAATCATTAATCCAACGGCATGAGCGCCAGGAGTAACCGCGTAACTCGTACTTACTCTTTCAACCATGTATTGAAAGGTCAAAGAAATGGTATTAGCCGTCTCCTCTGCGATTGTAATGGCTCCTCCAGTTGTGTTCGTGCTTGCTGAAATCCAAGACAAGTTCGGGTCGTCTATTCCGTCCGTTGTGGTTGTCGTCCATATTTGCACATACTCGCCACCACCCGAAACGTACTGCACTAAGGCCGTACTTCCACTTGGCACGCTTGATGGCTGGTTACTTGGGATTGCCTTGTGATAATCCCAAAGCTTTAGCTGGTAAATCCCATCATAAGTCGAGCCTACTCCGTTTAAATTCCACTCCTCAATAGCAAACTTAGCATCAAATATTCCGCCTTGACTATTTGGGTCTAATACTCCTAGATTTAAATAAGAGTTAAACTCTGTAAATACTCTTCTTGCGGTCTCCTCAGGTAAGTTAATATCCGCGTTTAAATCGTCTCCGTTTACAATTGTATTTGTTGCCGTTAAACTTAAATCGGGTAAAAACTCATACATCTTGTAAGATAACTTGCCTAACTCGGTCAATCTCACAACGTAGAATTGATTTTTCCACAAAAAGACACGACAAAGGAAAGGATTAACCATTCTCTCGATTGTGTCCTTTAGATAAAGTTGCTCGTTTTCAATCCTTACTCCGTTTGTGAATTTAGCGTCTAGTCCATCGGTAAAGATTGCGTTTTGTGGCACGTTAAATTGACGGAAAACGCTTTCGTCATAATCCATCCTAGCCTCGTGAATTTCGCAACCAATAAACACTGGTCTTGGTTCAACAAAGGATTGATTTAAAGCTCCAACAACTGCCGACAAAGCCTGTGTTCTTGGGTCAGGCCAAGAGGTAAAGTTTGAGCGGATAGAATCAAAACCTTTCAATCCATCAATTGCAGTAAAAGAGAAAAGCTTTGGGCCACTCTTATAAGGTGATGTTATAAAGTCAGGGGCAATGTATCCGCTAAAGAAAGGAATTTGCCCTTCAAATAGTAAATAGTTTATTCTATTTGTGCCTCCGCTTCCAACTGAAACAAATGTATTCTCCCCAAATGTTACACCTTTAAAATTTGACGTATTTGGAGGCGTGTCAGCCGTCCAATTTATTCCATCAACAGAATATAGGTATTTTATTTCGGTGTCTGTAACGGCCATAAAATAGCCATTTCCATAAGTTATTGATACTGGAGTATTAGGTGAGCTTGCAGCATTCCAAGAAATTCCGTCAGTTGAATAATACTTACCAGTTGTAAATATACCATTGGCAAAATATACAGTTGAGCTAGAAAATCCAGTAGACTGGTCAGTAAAGGTACTGCCATCGTAAGAAATTAGCATTGTACCTGGACTTCCTGACATTGATATAACCCAAGTACCTATTCCATAAGTTATTGCAGTAAAGTTTCCGCTTACAGATATAGTAGATTCAAAATTCCAAGTTATCCCATCTGTACTATTATACACCTCTTTTGATGAACCTTGAACAATCCAAACGTATTTTCCATTGGCATACTCAACATCAGTAAAAGTCTTAGTTGAACCGCTAACCGTTACTCTTAAATCCCAAGCAAATCCATCAACGGAGGTAAAAACTTTTGCGTCAGTTCCTGATATTCCAGCATTTACAAATAAGCCATTACCATAAATAATTTTACCGCCTATAAATCCAGCTGGGTTAGTTGCATTCCAAGTTATCCCATCGTTTGAGTAATGTACTCCGTTTGACCTAGTAGCAACAAAAACTCCGTTACCATAAGCAACATCTATAAAATTATTGGTATTGGTTACTTGTTGCCAATCCGTTATATCATTGTTAGCGCTAATTTGATTTAAATCTACTCTCCAAGTACGATTGCCACCAACGAGAAACTCGTTAAAATCGCCAGTTTCGCCAGCGATTGTAAAATCAACTGAGGAGCCTATAATTGTCTCTAATGGGTCGTTTCCAGTATTACCCCAATTGTATGTAATATCGTTAATCTGCAAAGGAGTAACCGCTCCTGAGTAGCCAGCTTTAAGTATTTGCAAGTTCCAAACATTGCCTCCGTAGTTGGTTGCATAACCTCCTTCGTATTTTAGGCCGTAGTCATTTATAGGAGCGTTTTGGCCAGTTAAAACAACGTATGCTTTAACATCCTCACTCGGCATCGTGTAGCTAAAAGACAAGTTAGAAGACAATAAAGTATTGCCTGGCGAGGTATACCACATAGCCGTGTGATATCCCGACTCGGGTGCAACTGCAATCGTAAGCGAATCGCCTTCGGTGTAGAATTCTAAAGGAGCAACGCCGTTAACGGTAATCGTTCCAAGACCTTCTCGAACTGCAAGGAGTAATCTGTAATCGTTTGCCATTATCCTTTATTTATCCTGTTATTAGCTTGACCAAGCACATAAACTAGGTCTTGTCCTCTTACTACAAACTCGCCGCTTACATCTCTGTTTTGCTCAAATAAACCTCCCTGAGCGCCACCAGTAAAAGAAGAGCCACCTCCTCCAACTCCTGAGGTTCCTACGGACGAACCTCCACCACCGCCACCGCCTCCAATTCCTGAGGTAATACCTCCACCTCCGCCACCTCCGCCAATCTTAGCTCTAATGAAACCAGCTAATGCAATTAAGGCAACACCAGCGGCAATGGCCGTGGCTGGGTTTTTAAATGCTAATTTAATAGCAATCATTCCGACACCTACTTTAATTGCCGCTTGTCCCAATCCCTCGGCAATTGTAGCAACTCCACCTAAAAGAGCCTTACCAGCAGCCTTTACAACATCGCCACCAGTAGCTAAAGCCTCACCAATCGCAAAGCCAATATCTCCTAATCCATTAACCGCTCCATTGGTTATAATAGCTGAAGCTTCAGCGTTAAACTCCTTTAGAGACAATAAGAATTTGGTTTTTTTAGAGTCGTCAATATCTGCAACTTCAGGCTCTATAACTATGCTTTCCGCCAATTTATCTAAATCTAAACCAATCGGCATTGGCTTTGCAATTGATTCAGCCATAGCAAGAAAACTTGCGTCTAATTCTTTTGCTAGTTTAGTTTGCCTTTCTAGTAGAAAATTAGCGGTATTCATTTCGGGATTTCCAGCCAAAATTACTTTATTAAGCTTGTCCCATCCTTTGGAATACTCTTCAAACGCCTTCGCTCTTTCCTCTGCCTTTGTTTCGTCGCTTACTTCATTAAATGTCTCAACACCAGCAGCAGCTTCAACAGATGCTTTTTGAATTCCCTTAATTAATATTGCCTGACCTTCTAATTTATTGGCATATACTGGATTTAAAAGAGCCAGCAATTGTTTGCCAAAGGTCATAAAACCATTTTCCCCAGTATATTGGGCAACTGTATTAACTGAATTTAAAGAGGTTACCAATTTGTTGGTTAAACTATTGGCCAAATCTAAAACACCCGAAACTAAGCCACTCGAAGAGTTACCAATTGCTAATTGTAATTGGGTAAAGTTGTCTCCTAAATTGGATATTTTACCTCCTACTGTCTCAGAAATTGCAGCCATTGAGCCTGTAACTCCCTCGGCCTCTCCAAGGCTAATTAAATAGTCTTGTATTGCCGTATCTGTATTTTTTACTTCAGTAGTTACACCTTTAAAAGTAAAGGCTACGTTATCGCCTTCGGCTTTTGCTCTAACGCCAAATTCCTTTAAACGCTCAAACTCTCCAGTCATTGCGTCCAAAGTTGCTTCCGCTAATTGGTCAAAAGATTTACCAGTTGACGAGGCCAAGTCGCCTAAAGCAGTCATTTCTTTAACTGTTGGCGTGAACCCTCGGTTGGCTAATTTTACAAAAGCGTTGGTTAATTCGTCAACCTGGAAAGGAGTTTTGGAAGCAAATTCTACGATTTGATTCATTGCAACCTGAGCCGCTGAGCTACTACCTAAAGTATTAGTTAAAACCGCTTCCATTTTTTGGAATTGTGCGGTCGTATCAATTATCGCCTTTCCAAAACTTAAAACCGCTCCGACAGAAAATGCAGCTCCTAAAGATGTTAATGCAGTTGAGGAGATTTTTTCAAATTTGCTAAATTCTTTTCCTGACTGGTCAAGTTTAGAATTTACCTCATTAAACTTTTTATCGAACTCGCTAATTTTAGCGCCTATCTCAACCTCTATTCTTGGATTTGCCATTTCTTTCTAGTTTAGATGCAATTTCTAACAATTTCTTTGCTTTAGCAAAGTCTTGAGGCGTTGACTCCAAAGGCTTTGGATTATTATCCCAGGACAAAGGCCAAATTTTTGTTGGGTCTAAATTTACTCCTTTCTTTAAATGAGGTTGTAATAAAATTATAGCCTGTTTACGCATTGCCTCTACCATGTCTTTTTGGTCTATCTCGTGGCCTTTTATTAAAACCTTTAACTCTTTACGGCTTAAATGAAAAAGCTGCTCATAAGGGATTTTTGTCCGACCTACGAGCAGCAATAAATTTTCGCGAGCATTGTAATTCTCGCTTTCGTCTTCACTTACGTTTTTTTTTGTTCGGTACTTTCACCAATCCCCAACTCCAAAAGCAAGTCGGCCAAAACGTCGTTAAATAAATTAATTACTTCTTTACCCTCAACCCAAGTTTTTAACTCATCTAAGCTAATTGGATTTGCCGATTTACGAATGCAAGCAACTTTGTGGCATTCAATAAGCAAAGCGTAAATTAAATCTAGCTTTGGCATTTTTCCGTTTTGGAAAACTTCACCTAAGCTTTTGCCAGTAAAGTCCTCAAAATTAGCCAATGCCCCAAGATTTGGGTAAAAGAAAATCTCCCCTTCTTTAAAGGGAGTAGAATGGTATTTAGCCATATATGTTTATTAGGTTGGTATAACGCTAATTACTGGAGCGCCAGCAAAGTCGAAAGTTCCTGAGAAAGATACTTGAGAGTTTCTTTCAGCGGTAATTTCAAGAGAATTTAACTGAGCGTCAACGGTAATGATTTTGTCACCTGACTCAGTACCACCAAAAACCAATTCAAATACTTTTCCGATGTCTTCCATCAAGTCAAAAGCTGAGAGGTTGGATGCTCCAGTAGATGCAAAATCTAGGTCTCCACTAAAAGAGAAAGAGCCTGATTTGTCGCCGCCTTCAAGTCTAACTCCGTAATCGCCTGTACAATCGTTTCTTACAATTACAGACTCGTTGGAGATTGAAACAGAAGCGGAGGTTTTACAAACGACTGGAAGAGAGTTCCACTCGAAAGTAAAGAAATTGCCTAATTGATATGTTGCCATTGCTTATTCGTTTTAACAAATATACATAAATTTTTATTTATCAAGATACTTGAAAAATATCCAAGGTATAAGACAAGATTTTTTGGTAAGCGATTTGGCTACTGCCTTGCTCAATTTGAGTTCTGCTAAAGTTCTTTCGAATATTTATAGCTTGCAAATCGGCTGGCAAAATCAAATAATCCAAAGTCATTTTCAATTGAATAGCATTGGAGATATTTTCAGAAAGCTTTTTACCCCCGTTACCTTGTGCAAATTTGGTTACGATATTAATTTGAAAGGTTGCGTTTTGTCTAATCGAGCAATCGTTGCTTGTTGTCTCGGCTTCGTTTTGGTCTGTAATAAGGACGAAAGCTTGTGAGCCTTGGTAGTTAGCTGGATTAATGCTAGGAGGTAACTCCGTATCGTAAACTGGCAAAGTCACACCGCTAAGCGTTAAAGGTGAGATTGCTGCAATAATTGCCTTTCTTATGTCCGTAGCGATTTCTCTCATTTAATATCCTTTTTAATTTCGTTTTCGATTTCTTGCACCAAGTTAGCGGTATTTTTGAAAAAGGATGGCATTAAATAGGGACGGCCAACAATTCGGCCTTGTCCATTTCTGTAAAACCTTCTTGCAATATCTCGGACTTCTTGCGTGTATTCTGCACGACTTAAAATTTCTCTTGCACTTAATCCAGTTCCAAATTCCAACCAAGCCTCAATCTCAAATACTGGGTCGCCTGACTGCACGCCAACTCTCCAAGCTAATCCATTGTTTTCAACTACTTTATCAATCCTTTGCTTAATGTTTAATGGTAAACCATTCCAACTACTTGGAGCGTTTCTTATAGCCTCTATTTCAATATCTGTTGCAGCGCTTGCCAAAGCGTCTTTAACGGCTTCAACAACTGCATCGCTTTTTTTATTTAAATCAATTAGAGCTTTGTCCAAGCCTTTTACCGTAACCGCCATTACACTCCGACCATGTTTATAATGTACTCTTTGTGTTGGCGCTCGTCATTCAATTGAACGCCAGTAATTTTGTAATATTTGCTCCGATAAAAAACTTGGTAGTTTTCGCTAGGGACAAAAGAGACACGATATTGGATTGCGATTTGGTAAGTGTTTGGCAATACCATTTCTCCAGCCTCCAAAGCGTTATTGGCTCTAGTCTGTTTAACCGATGCAAACGTAGACAAGAAAGTCCCTGGAGTAACCGTTGTGCCTCCAGCTCCGTCGCTTATAGTTTGAAAGGAAACAAACTCAACTTTTTGGTCGTATTTTCCAAAGTTTATCATACGAATAAGTCCGCTCTATATTTTAACTCGGTTGAAATACTAGCCTTTTGAGCGTATTGCTCTTGTACTGTGATTAGGTTTTGTCTAAAAGCAAAATCCGTTGCAATTCTTTTAAGCATCGCAACGTGCAAGTCTTGAGGCAAAGGATTTAAAGCATTAAATCCAGCCGTATAGGTGTAATTCTGAACCTCTGTTTCGTCCGTTGTTACATCCGCCACCCAAGGGCCAATTGGATATATTCTCTCGCCTCTTTTATTATTCGTGATAACCACATTTCTTTCCACATAAAGCATTCCGCTTGCCTTCTCACTTTCAATCCTAGCCGCTGGGATTAGTTCGTTAGTAATCAAGGTATCCCAATCTGAGAAATCAATTTGCATCCAAGCCTTTGCCTCTGCCAAAGTAATTGGCTCCGTTGCTACTTGGGTACTGTATCTAATGTCGAGGGGTCTTACTACGCTCATTTCGTTTTTATTTCTTGTTTGTCAACTTTTATCCAAACCGCTAAGCCTTTGTCTACCAAATATGTGTCGTAGGTCTTGCCAACGGTCAATATTTCGCCTTTCTGAAAGGGTGCCAGGTCAATTAATAATTTTATCATAAAGATACTATTTATTTCATTAAATGTTTTTTCTCATTCCAAGGCTCGGAATCAGTCCAAGGTCGGTAACTATGGAAAACGTAAAGCGAACGGATTAAACCAATCTTTAAGCCAAGCTCTTTAACTCTCATCGAAAACAGAGAATCAAAAGCCAAGCTATTCTCCACAAACTTTATTTTTTTCCAAGTCTTGAACTGAAATGCCATAAAAAACCCCGCAATGTATTCGTTAATTTCTTGCACCCCACCCCCCCCGTATGACATGGCAATGTTGTAATGATTTCTAATGTTTAAATCGTTACTAAAGGCTTTTCCATGCAATTGGTGTTTTGACCTTAGCCGATTCGTATAACATCCAACCAAGCCAAATTTGTCTCCATCTAATGCCAAGGCATCGTTTATTCTTTTGCCCCAATCAGGAGTCAGATACAAAATATCTCCGTCTTGCATAACTACCCAATCCTCGTCGTTTGCATTTAGGCTGGCTAAGTATTCATTGTAGGCTTTACCTATATTTTTATCTAAGTCAAACGGGTTTGAATAAAATATCTTTAAAGGCTTTTCCATGTCCGCTCGTCGTAGTAATTAAAATTCTTATTAAAGCTTGGATACTGAAACAAACACTCGCTTTGTTTTGCGATTACCGCTGGAAACCTTTCGCTTAAATGCCTATCCATTGGCATATCTTTGATTCTAGCTTTTACTTTGTCGGTGTTAAACCAATAAAAAGAGCCTGAGTAGTGAAACTCTTGCGGAACGTATGGAGGGCAAGGCAAAAGCTTACCGCAAACGCTGGAGAATAGCTTCTCTGAGAGGTCAGGAATTGCCTTTAGATTGCCTTCGTATAAATGGGCAATCCATTTGTCTAGTCCACCCATTAAAGGCCGTGAGACGCCCTTACAATGGCTATAAAAGGTAATACCTCCACTCACTCGATTGATTGAATCCATAAAGTGTACGGCTTCGCCAAATGTCCTATTATTTTCGACAAATTCCACTTTACAATCCTTTGGCAAAAGCTCCAATATTGGCTTTGCATTGTATCCCAAATCCAAAGCAACCTTTACAACCTTTTGACCATCGAACAAATGCCAGTACTTGTTTAAATAGCTTAAATTAAGCCTGTGGTAATGTCCAATCTTTCCTGGGTAATAGATAAAGTAGATTAGATTTTTTGGAACGTGAGCGCCCATTGTGTTGGTGTTTTTGGCTTCTCAATTAATTTATATCCTAACGCTTTAAACATCGCAATCCATTCTTTTTCTTGCTTGATGTTTATGTGTCCCCAATCAGCGTCAAAATCTGTCGTTTCAGGAGTCGAAGAGAAAAGTATATACTTTGGATTAATTACCTTTAAAGCTTTGCCTATTTCGTCGTCGGTCATGTGTTCGGCCACTTCAATCCACAACATTAAATCGGCTTGTTTTGGCTTTTGCAATACCTTTAACTTCGGGTAATTCTCTTTGCAATAATCTCGATGCGACTTAAAAATGTCTTGGGCCGTAATCTCAAAACCATTTTGTCTCAGTACTTCGGAGTAAACGCCAGTCCCACATCCAAAGTCTAACACGCTTTCGGGTTTAAACTTTTTGCAATAGTCGGAAACCTCTTGAGCCAAGGCTACAAAGTCGGGATTATGCATCGTTAAATTAAAATTCTCAATTTCTTTTTTTAGGAAATCGTCTTCGCTAATGTTCATATTTTGGTTTTTAGATTTCGCCACAAGGCTTACAATTCTTTTTAAAATATACCTCACACGAGGTTCCGTCAGGATTGCTTGGCTCCTTATCAAAGTAAATTTGAGTCTCTCCAGGCTTTGCAGTAAAGCGCTCGCAAGTTAGTTTCAGCTTGCATCTCTGAGGCTTACACATCGTAAATGTTGCCATATCTTATAATTTATTTTTAAAGTAAATGATTTTGAACGCGTTAAACAAAAAAAGGCGGGAAAAATTCCCGCCCTTTCACCATTAAACTAAAC